AGGCTCTACAGGACGGCCTTCGAAGTGCCGGCTGACGGGCTGGAGTATGACATGGCTGAGGGGGCATCGCTGGTGCATCAAGACCTGATGGAGGACTTCACCCTCGGCGGCACGTCGGGGGTGCAGAACTTAGACATCGGGGGGATATACGGGACGTCACTCTCGGCGAAGTTCGGCTTCGCTGATATTGGCGGCGTGATATTCCGGATTTGCGATATCACGGTGCCAGTTATCGTCCGCGGATCCGCGACCCCGGCACCATAGGAGGAGCGCCATGCCGGAGAAGAGTTACAAGGTGGCGAACCCACGCGGCATCCCAGCCGACGTCAACATTCTGCGGACTGGTGCTGCGGACGGCGAGGAGGGGACGCTCTGGTATGAGGGCGACCTATTCACAGTGGCAGAGGTCGAGCCCGATATCCTCAAGGAGTGGATAGCCCGTGGGCTATTGGTGGAGGTCTAGATGGCAGTTAAGAGCGGGCTGGGGAGCAACTTCTACCTCGACGGCTACGACCTGTCGGGGGATGTGACCGCGCTAAACGAGATTTCGTCTCCGCGCTCACTGCTCGAAGTCCCGGGCATCGACAAGTCCTCGATGACCAGGCTGCTCGGCAACACGACCGGCGTGATAGATATGTCTACCTGGTTCAACGATGCGGCGGGGCAGTCGCTGCCAGTGCTCGCCGCACTTCCGAGGACCGACATCCACATGATGTACACCCAGTCCACGACACGCGGGGACCAGGCCGCCGGCCTCGTGGCGAAGCAGATCGACCTCGGCTGGACCCGGGCGACGGACGGGTCGCTTGTGGGCCATTGCCGAGGAGAGGGGAACTCCAGCCCGCTTGAGTGGGGTGAGCTGCTCACGGCCGGGAAGGATACGCACTCCAGTGCGGCGAGCGCATCGAGCGTTGACTACGGCGCCAGTACACCGGCTGGTGCGTCTGGGTACCTCCAAGTGTTCTCTGTGGCGTCGGGGTCAGTGACCCTCACCATCGAGGACAGTTCCAACGACAGCTCCTTTTCAACCCTCAAGGCATTCACCGCGACATCAGGACGGACGAAGGAGCGAGTCACAGTGTCCGGGACTGTAGACCGGTATGCGAGGATCACGAGCTCGGGGACGTTTTCGGCGGCCGTCTTCGCTGCACTGCTCCATCGCGGCGACGCAGCCGAGGTTGAGGCGCTGACCTAATGCTATTCAAAAAACCCCTCAATCTCGGCAACCAGATCTTCCGGATCAACCGGGGGCTACCGTTCACCACTCCCTTTGGCAGGAAGGGCTACACGATGAGACCTGGCTGGTGGGAGTCCGCGGCCTGCCGGAAAGTTCAGTGCGACCACTATTTGCAAGGTTGGGTAACTTCCATCGACGAGAGCGACGTCGCCGGGGTGCGCCGAGCATATTGGATCAGGCACGACGCGCAGCGTGAATATCGGGAGGACCGCGATATGGAAGGAGTGACCCGCTTCTGGTTCGCCCCGGGCCAGATGTGCTTCCGTGACCATCCCCGGGCCGTAGAGCGCGACCCTATCTTCGCGAACGTCGCCCTCGGCCAGGAAGATCGGGTGGTTGACTACGATGAATTCTTTACAACCTTCAACGAAATCGTGGAACAACGGCGGCAAAATAAACGGGAGGTGTAGCACATGGCAGTCGAATCAGGTCTGGGTTGGACAACGGCATCTCGGGATGACTCTTCGGGGAGCCTACGGGCCTTGGTCGCGTCCGTGTTCAACATTGACTTCTCGATCACACGGGCGACCTGGGACATAACTGGTATGGGTAAGTCCGCCATGGAGCGCGTCCTGCTCCTGGGGGATTACAGCAGCACTTGGACCGGGGGCTTCAACGATGCCTCCAACGACTCCCACGCTGTCCACGCGACTGTGGGGTCGGCCGACGTGCTCCGGTCCGAGTCGCTAGTGGTCAGCGGGCAGACGCTCAACAACGAGGTCGCGCTGACAGACTACTCCCTGACTCGGGCCGCGACAGGCGAGTTTTCCTGGTCCGCGCCCGCGTCGCTTTCGAGCGGCACTGATCCCACCTGGTCATAGACCCTGGGAAGACACGCACGCTACGAGCGAGCTAGGGGCCATAGCGTGCGGATTGGCTGGTATGGAGGAAGCCATGGTGCAACAAAAGGTCAACGGGGCCTTCACGATCCCGACCCGGGCACTCGTCATGATATTCGACGACGGGGATTACGCCGGCGCGGAGGTCAAGGTTAGGATGAACGTGCCCCTGGGGGTCCTCTGGGAGATCCAGGCGATGGCGCAGGACAACCCGCGGCCGGCCTTCGATCTCTTCGGCGATCGGGTGCTCCTGGAGTGGAACCTCCGCAGCGACGGCGGTGAGGCAATACCTGTCACATCCGATGGGATGAACGAGCTGCCGGTGGATCTTGCGATTCTCATCATGGAGAAATGGGCGGAGGTGGTCTTCAAGGCTCCTGCCCCTTTACCCAACAGCTCTCCGAATGGCGTCACGTCAGCGGAGGAAGACGTCAGGACGGCACAGTAGTCACTAAGCCGGCGCTGCTGGCTAGGGCCGAGATGATTGACTGGCTGTGCGAACGGTGGCACTGCCTCCCGTCGGCTCTGCTGGAGGAGCCAGCAGACCTCGTGCTGGGGACCTTCGCAATCCTGGCGGCCGCAGCCCCGGAAACGGACGAGGACGGTGGAGAGCCCGCGCAGGCCAGGCCGCCGAGCGCGGCAATGGAGGCCGAATTGGCTAATCTATCACGGGTGCTGACCAACGATGGCGAATGACGTCGTCATCCACGTCAAGGGGGACACGGCCCACGCCGAAAAGGCCCTGAGGAGTATCCAGGACCGGCTCAGGAGCGTCGCGGACCAGGCGCGGAAGTGGGGAATTGGCCTGTCGGCACTCGGTGCCGCTGGAGTGTTCGCTATAAAGTCCTTCACGGCGGCCGCCCTGGAGCAACAGCGGGCTCTCGCCATCGTCGGCACCCTCGTCGAGGCCACGGGCGCGTCCTTCGACCAGTATCGGGAGTCGATCCTATCGGCTACTGCGGCCCTCCAAAAGAAGACAAACTTTGGCGACGAGCAGCAGCTCCGGGTCCTCGCCCGCATGATCCCGGTGCTCGGCAGCGTCGACAAGGCCATGGCTGCTTTGCCGCTAGTATTAGATGCGGCGTCTTCGTCTGGCCTCCAAGTGGAGAGCGTGGCTGGGACTCTATCGCGGGCATTAGCGGGACTTGCCAATGTTTCCGAGAGCCTTGGCATTAGCTTTGACGAGTCCGCTGGCTTTACTGAACGCTTGGATCAGGGCTTTGCCAAAGTGCGGGGAACAGCAGAGGCAAATGCCGATCCATTCATCCAGTTCAGCAACGCCGTCGGGGACCTAAAGGAAAAGATTGGCGAAGAGCTACTACCGATTATCACGCCGTTTGTCAACAAGATGAAGTCGCTGGTTGAGGCCGCCCAAGAGCCCGAGTCTGCATTCCGGAGGCTGCTGAGACCGATCACAGCCGTCGCTATCGCGATAACGGGCCTAGCTGTTGTTGGCGGGCCAATATTCCTTTTTCTCTCCGTACTGCCATCGTTCCTAAAGGGAATGACGGCCGTTGTAACCGGACTGAGGGCCATCGCTGCCACATCGCTATTCGCTCACAAACGGCTTCTCCTGATTCCGATCGCTATGTACGGGGCGAGCGTATTCGCTGGGCGTTTCACGACGGCAGTACAGAGTGGGATGGGCGCCGCGGAAGCGTTCGGCGAGGTATGGAAGGGCATTGGGTCCGACGTCAACCAGGCGATGGATTTCATCGTCGATGCTTCCTCGGATCTTCTGCCACCGATGAAGGATCTCCTAGAGGGAGTCGACAAAATAACTGAGGGCTTCTCGGAGATGGGCGATACTGGTACGGGTGCTTCAGTAAGGCTCACCGATGCTTTGGAAGAAATCGTAGGCGCGCTGGGGGGCGTAGGCCCCGGACTCTTCGCCGGTGTAAGCGGGCTTCTTGGGCCGAGTGATTTAGCGGCCCGAGCACAGAGTTTCCTCAATAGGATTTTACCTTTTGATGCGGCGGACTTACGGACCCGCGCTGCACAGATTAGCATGGCTATTGCGGACGCTATCAAACAGCTCAGTGTAACTGGTGACCCGCTACTCGCTGTATCAATACGGTTGTCGCGCCAAGAACGAGAAGTCCTTCTTGAAGCAGCCGAGCAGTTGGAGGCTGTCGAGCGTGAAATCGCGCGAGACCTTGAAGAACAGCTCCGCCTAGAGTTAGAGCGTATCGCAGCCTTGGAGAAGGCTGCGCGGCTACGTAAAGAGATGGCCTTTATGGAGGGATTGCTCAAGGGTCCATCAGAGGTGTTCGAGGAGGCCCTGACCCGCGGTCTTCCGAGTTATCGGCGCGGTGGCCCCTTCCCGTTCGGCGAACGAGTTATCGGCCGCGGTGGTGGCGGGAGGAAGATGGAGGTCGTTGAGGACGGCCCGTTACTCATGGACGAACTAGGTCTGAATCCTATGGATTTTTTCCCCGGCACGCCGTTCCCGGTGATGGTCAACGTCAACTTGGACGGTAATGAGCTCGGTGCCGCTGTGGGGGGAGCCGCCGTTGACGAAGAACAGACCAAGAGCTCGTAGACTATGGCGCTGAAAGCAAACCTCACCGATGGGACCACCACCTACAACCTATTGGCGGCTCCATATACCATCCTGACCGGCACTCTCGCCATGGGCAATCCACGGAACCAACGCGCCGAGTCCGTGAGCGTCTTTGGGAGTCGCTGGGACCTCGTATCTCACGCCTTCACCAAACGGGTTATCCGCATGATGGTGAAGGTCGAGTCTGACGACCTTGTGACATTGGCGACGGACATCGAGAACGTCCAGAAGGCGCTCCGGCTGGCGCGGCAGAAGCAGATGTGGGGAGTCGGGAACGACTGGAAGCTGAGCTTCAACCCAGGCGGCTCGGCCGTTGATGTTACGTTCCGCATCCAGACGGGCAGCTTCGTCCTCACACCGGGGGCCATGCGTGTCGCCGGTGGCATCCTTACAGATACCAGCCCAAAGGCGCTCAATATCCCGTTAGTGCTAGAGACCGACCCATTCGGGGACGGCCCTGAGGAGACCATCGAGAACTACGCCAGCGACCCGTCCTTTGAGGTGGCTGGTACCGCCCTGGCCGACTGGACCGAGAGCAAGACCGCAACCGGGACCACGGCTAGGGACACGACGCAGTTCATCTACGGCGCAGCGAGCCTCAAACTGGTTATGACGGACGCCACCGCAGGCCAGCAGCACGCCGCCCGGTATCAGGACGTGACCGTCGTGGCGGCCACTACCTGGAGCGTCGGCGTCTGGTGTGAGTTCACAGCGCGGTCCAACTCGGTGGCGGCGCTCAAGGTCCAAGTCTTGGACGGGTCGTCCAACGTGCTGTGGGAGGACGACGACTTCCTGGAAGCGGTGAGCACCGTCAAGGTGGCGAGCCTACTCTCGCGGATCAACATCACGATTCCAACCAACGGCGTCACGCTCCGGGTCTGGTGCGAGCTCAGGTCCCTGGTCGTCGACGCGACGGGGACCGCATTCTATGATGCGGTGATGACCCGCAAGGCGGCGACGCTCCCCACAGCGTGGGTCTCGGGCCGAGACGTCCGCAACCACCTGGACGACGACGGCCAGGCCCACCTCAACTACATGGACATTGAGGACTTACCCGGGGACTACCCAGCGAAGCTCCAGATCAAGGCCACGGACAATCAGGTGCACACGAAGTTCTGGGTCGGGGCACGCCACGACAGCCGCCAATACGACGCCATCGGCGGGATCTTCGTGGAGGGTGAGGACTTCGCGACCTTCTCCAGCGAGCCGTCCGGCGAATCCGGCAACGCCTATGGCCGGTGGCAGGCGGAGGTGGACTTCGACGCCGCGAGCTCCGGTCAGGTTGACAACGCATCTACGATCACGCTCTCTCACACAGTAGGGGCGACGGGTCAGTACCGTCTCCTGATTGTCAATGTTTCCGCCTTTGACGGTACCGACCGGATCCCAACAGGCGTGACCTACGACGGTGTCGCCATGGTTAAGGTCGCTGACCAGACGCAGGGGAGCAACGCCGCCTCGATGTGGTATCTCGTCGCGCCAAGTACCGGGGCGGACGATATCGTCGCAACCTTCGCAGGGACCGTAGACAGCATCAATATGGGCGGCATCAGCTTCACGGGCGTCGATCAGACAACGCCGCTCGGCACCGCCGCCAAGGCAGCCAGCGCGGGGACTACGGCACCATCTGTGGCAGTTACCACCATAGCGCGGGACATGGTGGTGGACTGTCTGGCCCAGGGCAACGAATCTTCGACGGCCTCCGGCAATACAGCTGGGGCCTCACAGACTGAGCGGCATGATGTCTCACAAGGTATCAACCATGCAGGCGGCGCTGGATCGACGGAAGTCGCCACTGGCACCAGCACCACCATGTCGTGGACACTTGGCAACAGTATGCCCTGGGCGATCATCGGCGTGGCGATCAAGGGTCAGGCCGGGACTGCGGCAGCCCCTCTCGTGGTCACAAAGGCCATCAGCACCCCGCCGAAGGGGACGTACCGGGTATTGGGGCGCTTCCGAAAGGCGGGGAGCGACGCCTGGGAAGTGGCGATGGGCTGGGCGTATGGAGGGATCACCGAGGACCCGAGCATCGCCAGAGACTACGAGAGCATCGTGGCGGGGACGACGGCATGGCACCTGCTCGATATTGGGTCGCTGGTCATACCTCCCGCGGAGGCACCGGACGGTGCCACAATCGGGACGTTCACGCTGCGCTTGGCGTTTTTCCGGACGGCCGGCAC